TCGGCAAGCGCACGGATTGCGCGCACCATCTGAAAGCGTTTGGCCTCTTTGTCGCTCATTCCGATGCTGCCGTCGGTCTCGACCGGCTTTACGACCTTTTGCTGGTCGAGTTTGGCGAAGACCACGCTGCGGAAGTCCTCGATGCTGGCGCCTTGCGCCACGGCCTTCTCGGCCTCGGACGCCAGGTCCACCTGGGGCCATGCCTTGACGTAGGCGTTGATCTCGCGGATTCGGTTCTGTTCGGCTCGGCGGGCGATCCCGGTGGCCTCGTCGATTTTTTTCTGCACATCCTCTTTGACTTCGGTGATGTCAGGCATGATGCCCTCCTTGATTGAATTTTCAAACTCTATGGTGATTTCATGGTTGCGGGTTGCGGCCTCTCGGCCGACCCCTACCGTGACGTCGGCCGGGACCGAAACAAGGCTTACCTCAAGCGGCTCCCAGTCCATGACGCGGTAGGTTTCCTTTTCCTCGTTCTGCTCGACCATGACCGCTCGGTGCACGATGTAACCGACCGAGACACTCTTGCGGATACCGTCGAGCACGTCCTGCCAGATCTCCTCGGCCCGCGCGCTCTTGCCGAAGCGCGCCAGCGCCCGCCCCTTGCGGTCGCTGCCGATCCAGACCTTCTCGAGGACGCCAATTTGATCCTTTGTGTTGTGGTCCATTAAAAGAGCGCCGGTGGCCTGCAGGCGCGCAAGTCTCAGGCTGTCAGAACCGTGGTCCAGTATTTCAACGCCCCACCAGCGCTCGTATGGATCCTCGGACGAGAACGACAGCTCGATCGTGCGGGCTTTCTCGTCGAAAGCAGCCCGGTCGAGCACGGCCTGGCGGAACTGGGTCTTTTCAATTTGCTTGGTTTTGGTCTGCTTCATTCGGTGCCCCTTTCTGGTTGCCTATGGTCCCGGACACGTCGATCCCGAGCGCCGCGGCGCTGTTTTTCTCGCTTGCGAGCTCCGCGAAGGTGTCCTCCAAGTCGAGGCCCTGCTCGCCGGCGATCCGCGTGCGGCTCGTGACCCCCAGGCGCACGGCCTTTTCGTTGGCGGAGATGTCCTTGTCCGGGTCGATCCAGCTCCACCGGCGGCCCTGCCAAAGCGGCGCGTTCCAACGCTCTATCTCGCGCAGCGGCAGCGCCAGGCGCCCAGAGGAGATCGCGGCCGGCAGCCAGGCGTCATAGACCGGCTGCACGAAATGCTCGATTAAAAAACCCTGCAGCATCATGTAAAAGTTGCGCTCCTCGAGCAGCCCCTGGCGCCCAGATGAGTAGGACGTCTCGGTCAGGTCATTGGCCAGGCTGATGTAGGACACATTAAGTCCCGAAGAGATTGCCTTTAGCGCCGCCTTGATAAAATCCGCAAAAGCAGTGTTGGGGTGCGTCGGGTCGAAGGCCGTGAACTTGTAGCCGGCCGGCAGCTCTTGGAACTTGCCCGGCGAAACCTCCTCGATCAAGTTGCCAGAGGCGTCCTTGTCGTCATATGGGTATGCCCCCTCGCCGCTTCTCTCAAAAAAACCCATCTTCGCCGCCGCGACCCTGGCCGCCACGACCTCGCTGTATTTGTAGTGGCCGAGCTGATGCAGCTCTTTTAAAGCAGATGCCGTCCACGGGTAGCCGCGGGTCTGCTCAGCACGCTCGGCCATAAAAACGTGCAGCACGTCCGCAGCCGGCACGCGCTGGCGCTCCTGCAGCGGCATGTAAGGGTACTCGTTCCGGCCCGGGTGCCACTTGCAGATGTGGTATGCGACCGGGGCCCTCCAGTCGTCCAGCTCGACCGACATGACGATATTCTTGCCGAGGTCGCTGTATTCGTGGTCCATGTATTCAGGGTCGAGCAACTGCAGCGCGAAGCGGTGCGGGTTGCCGAACCCGCGCACGAGCTTGTTCAGCACCTCGCCGTCGCGGGCCAGTCCCTTGACGACTATGGAGCAGACATCCGCGAAAGATAGCTTTTGCGTTACCGTACAGTTCCGCGGAAGGCAGAAATCCGCCCAGGCCGCCTCGATTTTGCGGTTGGCATCATCGTCCAGGTCTTTGCCGTTCGCGCGTTTGACCTTGCTCTGCAGCCGGACGCCGTCCGGGCCGACCACGTTGGAGGAGAGCAGCGCCAGGAAACGCCGGCCATAGACGTTGTTGGTGCAGACGTCGCGGCTGCGCGCGAGAAGCACCCGGCCTCCCTGGCGGATGTCCGCGTCGATGGCGAGGCTTTGGGTAACCCATTCGTTTAAAAGCCGGCTGACCTTGGCGGCATCGAACCCGCGCACGCTGCGCGGCGGCTTGCGGCGGTCGGCGATCCAGCTCCGCAGCGCTTTAATCATCGATAAACCTCACAAGCACCTGCTTTCCAGTGCCAAGGCCGTTGGCAATACGCTCGGCGGCCTGTTCGTTCTCGTAAGCCATCTTGAACTGGTCGCGCAGGCGCACGATCTCGCTCAGCGGGATCATTTTGATGATCTCCCCGCCGACGATCATGGCCTCCTGGTCCTTAGAGGCGCGGCCGAGCAGCTTGGCTTCAAGGGCGTCCAGCACCTGCTTGACGTAACTGCGTCCGTCGTAACCCTTGGTCTGCGCGGCGAAGTTTGGCAGGACCTGCAGCTGGCCGGAGTCCACCATGTAGCGCTCAGAGGTCGAGGACTTGGTGAGATAGGCCTGCCACGAATAAACTCCGGCGGTATAGGCGGCGGTGACGGCGGCGGAGAGCGTGACGAGGAAATCGTCGGTTTCGTGGGTGGCTGCGGTGATCGAGATGGACTTGCCGGAGCTGACAAGCGCGTAGGTGAGCGCCCACCCCGCCGAGGCCTTCGGCACCTCTCCGGTTGGGATGGATAAGCCGGACGCCGTGCGCTGCCACTGCACGTAGTCGCCGGCGGTTATCTTTTCGGGCTCGGTGGTGGCGTATTCGGTCACATTTACCGTCCTGCCGGAGTAAAAAATCTAGTTTTATGCTAATACGCTTGCAGAATACACCCGGTTTTTAGGCAAAAACGGAAAATGGACGGTAAACAGCGGCGCAGGGGCGGATAATGCACGTTAAACAGCTTGACGGCGCTATTCGACCGACTCCGGAACGTCGGTGGCCCGCGTGTTGGTGTAACGCCTGAAAAAGTCGTCGATATTGTCGGAATGAGCGTACCAGCGATTATTGATGACGCGGGCCGGCATGCCGATTTTGCGGATCAGCTCGTAAAACATAGGCTCGCCGATCTTGAGGTAATCGCAGATGTCCTTTTTGCCTATCAGCAGCCGGCCTCTCCCGTTTGCGATCATGGCAGCCACGCATCACTTGGAAATGGCTGCCGGCTTTTTAGCCGCCAGCTCCATGAACGTCTTTTCGTCGACGGGCTCAATGGTTATCAGCCATAAATAGCGCAAATCGACGTGCAGAAAGTGGATTTCGCCCGGCTTGAAGTCGATCCTGATCGGAAGCGGGTTCAGTCTGGAGTCAATGTTGCGCGCAATCACGCTTTTAGCGCCCGGCGCCGTGCGGATCGTCGTAACGCCAAGTGCGGCAAGCACCCCGGCGATCTCGCCGTCGATCTCGATGTAAAACTCGTGCATCCACGCGCCCGAGCAGTAGATCTTCACCACCGCCGCGTCGCCGCCGGCGTACTGCGGCCGTATCAGCTCCGGCGGCACCGCGCAACCCGCCAAAACCGCCACCATCAACGCCACCGCCATGTATTTTGTGTCTCTCATGGCACCCACCTCCCAAATATTTCAACCAATGGACCGGACACCGCCCTGATCCGGTCGGCATTGTGGCACTTTTCAAGCGCCGGCGCCCAGGCCCGCAAATGGTCCGCTACCGGCTCGCTATAATTATGCCGCGGGTATCCCGGCCGGTCGTAAAAATACTTGCGTTCCCCCTGATAGCAGTCCATTCCAGCTATAATTATGGCCTGGGCGCCCATCCAATCCGCCAGCCACACCGCCAGTGTGGATGAAAAACCTCCGTTCCACCACGGCACATCTAAATCTACGTCAGTCCATTTCTGAAACGGTGACACCTTGACCGCGTGCGGCGACAGCATCAGCGCGATGCGCAGCTCGCCGTTTGACGGCCGGCCCGGGTCCTCCAAAAAACACACCCAATCCACTGAAAAACATAGCTTGTGTTG